GGGTTTACCTGATGCTTTTGCCCATGCTGATAATTGCTCACGACCAATCTGCTGCGCCTTCTCAGAGTTATTGTGAATGTTATAATTGCTCCAAATAAAACGACCAACATAATCACCTTTAACAACTTCAAACTTAGCAGCAATCATTTGCCCACCACTCTTTGTTTCTTTAAGGTCTGCTTCTACACATTTGATTGTATATTCACCTTTTGGCAATGGGGAGTAATCTTTGCTACCACCATCTGAATTATACTCATTTAAATCGAATCCAAATTTAGACATTTTATTTCCTTTATTAAAGTTTGATAGGGATATATTTTGCGATTTCTTCAATGTTCATTTCGAACGCATCAGGGCACGCATAACGGTTTTTTGCAACATACGCTGGGTTTTCTACAACATGAAGCAACCGTTCCCCAGTCGTGATTCCACGGTTGACTGTGTTATTAAAGCCTACATCTGATTTCTTAACAATAACTTTGAAACCAGCATAAGCAATAACATCACACCATTCTTGAAGCAAAGCATTACAACGGTTCGGCAACTTTGGTGAGAAACGATCGTAAGGCTCAGTAAGAGGGTTTTCGTAACGCACTACGTTAGCATGAGCAAGCAAAATAATATTCATGCTCTTTTTACGACGTAATGCATCTAGTCCTTGAAGTATTTCTCTAAAAGACTCTGCGACAAATACTTGACCTTTGCCGTAACCTAAGTCTTTTGCGTCATGAGAGCTCTCAATATCTTTTGTGATAAGAGGTTCAACTAACCAATCAACTGAATCAATAACTAATGTTTTGTACTCATGTTCTTCTTTTAATAAAACTTTGATAGCATCAACTACATCATTTATCTCTCCAGCACGTTGAAAAGAAGTAACATCAAGAGAGTCTAATCCATCTTCTGTGTTAATAAAAATAGGATCAGGAAACTGTGATGCGATTGTTGATTTTCCTATTCCGTGATTCCCATAAATACAAATACGTGGTGGGAGTTCTTGCTTACCTACTACTAGGTTGTCTTTGAATGACATTTTATTTCCTTTATTAAATTGATAAATTAAATTCTTCGTATCTATAACTTCTGGCGTCCCATTGTAAAAACTTAATTTCATGACTTGGGTTCATTTGTACTATTACTGCTGATGCAATACAACTTAATTTTGGATCACCAATTAAACATAAATAATCTCCTTCTCGATATGCTGATAAAACATCTCTAGCATGATTAACTAAATCAATATCTTTATCAACATAAGAGTAAATGTGCTCTGGCTCACCAAATCTTATAACGTCTTTGATTGTTTTGTTTAGAGAATTATCAACAACCCATACTACGGGTCTTTTTTGATCAGACATTTTTTCCTTTCTTGCGGTTATAAAAATCGGCTAGCACCGATATCCTTTATTACTTTTAGTATTTCGTTTTCATACCAATCATAATCTAAATCTTCAGGAATATCAACAGGTAATTTCATACATTCACGTGCGCCTGAAGACTTGGCTACCTTGTTTCCGTTACTAGCATATGTTATTGGTGGCAATTGCTCTTTGGTCTGATACCATCTTACAACTTTACCTAAATATTTATCGCCTTGTACACCTCCTCCTGTTACTTTTCTTACGGTTATAAAATTTTCTATATTTCCTTTTCTTAATGTCTCATTAAATGGCGTCCCATTCGCCAACCATTCACCCACTGCCCTAGAAACGATTGGCGCTGTTGGGTTTTTACTTAACGTCGGCGCTGAATAAATACCTTTTACTTTTACACTGCGGTCAACTTTCACAGCGAAATAATTATTAACATCTTTCAACGCCACACATCTGTAAGGAGTTGCTTCAAAAATAAACTTTGTTACTTCGCTTGTATGATTGATTACCGCATTAACAACATGCTGATCAATCCTTCTGTAATAAAGCATAATTCCATCTGTATTCGCAGAGATAACTTCTATATTGTGTCGTGTTAATTGTTCAATCACATTAAGAAGAAGTAACTGCCCTGTCAATGTGATATTGATCATAACATCAGGGGAGTAGAGGGGTGAGTAACAGTTTGCTGTCTTACCAAATGTGCCGTTAAGCGCAATACGTAATGAGTCAGCAATCACCATATTCTTTTCCCTCTTTGCTTCAAGACGCCTATTAAATAAAGTTCTATATTCTTCTAAAAACTTCTCCCCTGTATTCATAGGTACAAGATTACAATTAAGCATAATAGCGGGATAATAAGAAGCCACATCATAATCCATAATACACCAGTTATCGTCAGAAACATAACAATCCTTTTTATCATGTTGCGAATGCAACCCGCCAACACCCATCTGATAAATACCGTCACCAACCCTAACCAGATCATCCTTTAAGAATGCGGGAAGCTCAACGTGCCCACTTGGCTTTTTAACAATAAAGAGATGCTCTTCTATGCGTTCTGCAAGCTGAATAAGCTCATCCGAGTAAAACTTAATAAAACTTGGCATTTTATATCTTACGTAGGCGGGTATTCCAATTTGCTTACGTTTTATATCAAGACGTTTTAAAAACATTTGCTCAGCTACTTGTGAGTCTGATTTGCTTCGGCAATCAACTTGATACTCTTTGCTTATTTCAACTCGCAATTTTATTTGACCTTCTAAACGCCTATAAAGCTCGGCTGTTGTTTTTACATCATTAAAACAATATTCTTGTAACTTCGGCTTCTGTTCATCAGTTATAATGGCAGTGTGGTGATACGGAAGATCCTGAACCGTAGGCATATTCATTCTAGCCCCGTATGTTTTTAAGCTGACGAACGACGGAGCAACTTCTATCAAATCGATATGATCAATTTTAGGAATGCGGAATCCGTATTTGCGTTCAGCTTCCCAAGGCATTAAGTTTCCTTCGATTATTTCATCACCTAAGTCTTTTAGCTCTTCACTTGTTTTACCTGTTAGATAATAACCAATAATCGGCATATCATATTTAATACCGTTGAAGCTAATAAAACAATTAGAAGAATCAAACAAACTACGAATGTTTTCTTCGGCGACATTGTCCCCTCCCCATATGGCGAAATATTCATTGTCTTCAAGAACGAGTCCGCACAACAAAAACACATTCTTATAGACTTCTGTATCAAATATTATTGTTTTCATCTGTCTTGATTTACATAATATCCAGTAGGCTCAGAACATTCTTCATCTTCTTTCTTCCGCTCGATTTCAATATACTTTTCAAGAAAATGCGAAGCCTTCTCCAAATCTGTAAGTCCATTTTTCTTTCTCCATCTAGTTACATACTTTGTTATTTGGGCTTGAAAATAATCTAAGTCATTCGCAACAACATAATCCCAATGTTGTATTTTAGATTTGTAATGTGTTCCTGCTACTTGTTTATCATTTGCTGACATCATCTCTCCTGTTCATAAATTCTTTAACTGCCATGCGCCAATCTTGTGCTTTTATTTCAGGCAAATGTTCAACGCCAGAGCTTATTTTGTGCATTCTTTTGAAACCTATCTTGGCCATCGGTATTGCAACCTCAGGGAAAAAGCTGTGTTCATATTTCATGTTTAATGGGTTCATTGGTTCATTACAAAAGAGTTCGCATTCATTCAGGAAAGTTTTCCATGAACCCTCATAAAGATTGCGTGGCTTAACTAAGTTGGCGCTGTAATAATCATAGTCTTCGCAAGGTGGAGGATACTGAATATACTTAGACGCATCATACAAATCTTTATAAATGTGCAGATTAGTACTGATTGTTCTGTAAACCCCGCAACGCAAACCCAAAGCAATCGCAACAAACTCTTGAATCATTGTGAAATGAACAATGTTAGCACCAATGTAACCGTACCAGAAATCATTTGATCGATTGAAAACTGTTAAATCTAATCTGCCGTTTTTAACCTGAAAAACCATTTGTGTATTACAAGCACGGTCTAGGGTGTCACGTAATAAATCCTGCGGATCCCAGAGCTGAATAACTGCTTGACGAGATTCAGGATTTAATTCTAAATGCATAATCACTGCTTCAAGCTGATCTATTTCGAACTGATGACGCATACGATATCCGTATGGCGCATTAAATATTTTACCGTCATCACTATATTGTTTCATGCGGGAATTAAACTGATCAAGAAAAGCAACATCACGACGACCAGCAAGTATCCAAACACTTTCCATTAAATGGAATATAGGATTGCAATCACGTTGCTTTGAAAATAAAACTCGTTCTGTTGGTATTATGACGGTTGTCAGAACAGGTTCATTAATCATAATTGCATCACCATTGCGTGTCTTTGTATCTACCCCAGAAGTTTTAAATTTCCAGAGTGTTTCTTGAAACAAATGATTTACATTTACTGCGGTAATTTCCATTAAAACTCCTTAGTTGGTTTGTAAATTTGTTTAGGTGTGCCTAAACCATCTTTGACTTTCATATACTTGCTAAACTCACAAAAAATATTTTGTATGTCATGCAAGGTTAAATCCTCATACTTCACTGCTTCTTTTAAAATACACTGCCGTGCTTCAATTAACTCTTTTAAAAACTGTTCTTCAGATATCTTTTTAACTGCTGGTCTGTTATGTAATCTATTCAAACCTTTTAAAGATCCTGGACCCATTGGAGCCCACGTAAATAAATCGTGCGCATGATTTAACTCCCCCATTATATAAGTTAGGTCAGCTGTGACTTGCCCTGCCATAAATGTTGAAAGCCCGTAGCCTTGTGATAACGCTTTTGTGGTTAGTTCTATCAAATCCCATTCTATTCCACTGCGTACTTTATCAGCTATTTCAACTGTCGGTGCAAGTATGTATTTTACAATATTTTCGCATTTAGAACCTCGTTTGTGTGTCGGGTAAACAACATACGCAGCATTAAAAATTTTAATTTTTCTTGCTTCAAGTATTTGCAAGTAATCGATCATACGCTCAATTTCTAACTCCTCAACCCGATGCGGGATTAAGTCATTTTTCATTAAATATTCAAGAGTGGGTGGCCAATTAAATATACGAGCAATAAGTGCTTTAAACCAAACATCACCAATATTATTCGTATAGTAAAACTGTAATAGCCATTTTGAAACTCGATCATCACGTCTCCGAATATTGCAAAATCTATATTTTTGTAAAATTGGATCGTGAGTCATGGGGACTCCCAATTCTTTTGTTATACGCAGTATTTCCCTGTCAATCACGAACTGTATTAAATCTGAATAATCACATTGCGTCGTAGTCACGAAAGATCTCCAAAGTTTTATTGAATGCGTCAGTATGATCTATCGTGCGCACAGGGATACCAATGTTGTGCATATTGATACATGTGCGGTGCGCTCCACTGTGTTTGCTGATTGTGTTATCAGGGTTGAATGGGCGCAAATCACCACGTGCGATTCTTCTCTTTTGAACACGGTCAAGGCAAACGTCCAGAGGGGTATCAATATAACCAAGAACATATGCATTGGTTTCTTTGAGCATGGTTGTTGTGATTGCCTTTGGTCCTGCGTGCGCAAGTAAAAGCCCTTCAATTAACACATGACCTCCGTAACCACGAGCTTCAAGAGCTCTATCAGCAATTTCTTTTTGCGTATTAATCCCGTCGCAACCACCGCACGTTGTTTCATAAGAGCCGATAACATAAAGAGGAGATGATATCTTTTCTGAAGACAAGTTTATTTCATATCCCCAAATCTTTTTACCCGCACTGACGATTGGGTTATGCGGGTACTTATCTATAAATGTGCGTGCGATGGTCGTCTTGCCTGAACCACTTGTTCCTCGTAAACATAAGATTATGTTCATATTTTTTCCAGAATCCAATTTGCTCTAAATGGTCTGCCTGTCTCAGCAAACATACTTGCCTTTTCTGCTTCAGGCATGCGCTCTTTCTCGCATTCTTCACGTAACCATTCAGGTAAGTTTTTCCTGCGTATCTCTTTAAAAACAGAGGTGAGTTTTGCGAAGCCCCGCTTATCATACCATTCAATACGCTTCCACGCCATGTCGGCATATACTCCTGGATAACGTCTTGAAAAGAAACCATTCTTAAATTGACACAAACATGATTCAAGAGTAAACTTGCTGATATGCGGGTGATAACCATATTCATCTTGAAACTCTTTTAAAAAACTTGCTGCTTCTAATTCTAATGCTTCACCTGTTGCTTTTAAATCAATATACTTTCCGTCATGTGAATCTGGCTGTCGCTTGTCATAAACAAACCGATCAGCACCCAACAAAAAGAACATACCGTTGCGATGCGAACGAGACCCATCAAAGTCCTCGAACATGAGAGTTGAACAGTCAGCCCCATAACCAAAAATTTTGACGTACTCTAGGTACGAGAACGCAGATAACCGACCAAAATGTTTTATGCTGAATGCTTTTTCCCAGAGTTCTTCATAGGTTTTCTTTTTTGACCATAATGCCCGTTGATCACCTGCTTCTTTTACAAGCTCCGCATAAGACTTTAAACC